TGCTGAGCCGTAAGCGTCATCAAGCGACACCCTGCCGCCTTCTTCTGCTGAGCGCTGCCCAGAACTGCTTTTTCTGATATGTGAAATCATGAAGAGCACTATTGATAGCTCCTGCGCTAAAGCGTTCAGTTCCTCCATGACCCCGTGTATCAACTCGTTGGTGTCTGCGCTCTTCCCATAGGCTATTGCCGTTAAGTGGTCTAGGATCACTACTGTCGCCCCGTGGTGAGCCATGAAACGAATACGTGACTTTATTGTTGCCCATTCAGATACCCCTTTGTGGTCGTATATTAACAGCCGCCCATTGCTGCATGTCTGGTCAAAGGCCGCTAAAAGCTCTTTCTTTGAGATGTCTTCGCTCAGGTGAACTACCTTGTTCAGATGCTTCCCCAGTATGCAATGCAAGGTGTGCGTGGGGGTCTCCTCAAGGAAGACCACGCCAACCTTCTGTTGCTCTGAGGTCAACATGTGGTAACATATCTCCTTCATGAACTCGGATTTACCTACGCCGCTGCCTGCCAATAGCGTCCACAGTTCACCCTTGCGCGCGCCAAAGGTGATATCAGTGAGTTCGTCCCAAGGAAGCCTGTAGCCCTTTGAGGGCTTGAAGTCCAATGCTTTACGCATGTCTTCATCTGACAGGATACCATCAGGTCGCCAAGGCTGTGCCTTCCAGATAGCGTCAATCAGCGCCTCTTTAGCCCCCATTTGGAGACACATTGAGGCATCTTTTTGAGGCAAGAAGGTTATAAAAGCCTTGCCAGGCGGAAGCAATTGGGCGGCTGTCTGTGCCGCCGCTTTGCCTGCAGCGTCCATGTCGAAGCATAGGACAATCTTGTCGAACTGTAGGAGCATCTCGATTGACTCTGAGATAGCCGCCTTGGCTGATTGTGCGCCTGAAGGAAGGCTGACAACAGGCCATTTGTGTTGTAGCACTTGGGACACTGTCAGGCAGTCGATTTCGCCTTCGGTGATAATCAGCATCTTACCGCTCGGAGGGCATAGCTGAGACCCGAATAGGGGCATGTTCTTGGTGTCCCCTATTGCCGCAAAGGTCTTATCCGCAAAGCGCAATTTTTGCGCGCACAACTGGTTGCCGCGATAATAGTCGGCTATCTGTACCGCAGCCCCCTTGTAGACCCCACAAGCGTACTCAAAGCGCTTGCAGGTGTCTTTTGTCAGCCCCCGGGCAGGGAGGTCGATATGCTCCCCAATCACCCTCCATGCGCTAGGAGGGGCTTCCTTGCCCTCCTTCTTGGGTGCTCTACGATGCACCACGTCCCCCTCAGCGTCTACATGCTTCACATAGGTTGAACATGCGAAACAGTAGGCGCTGCCATCTTCGTACAGGCTGTTAGCATCACTGCTGCCACAGTTTTCACAGGGCAAGTGACGCACAAATTTACTCTTCGAAATCGCGTTTGTTTGTTGCATTCGATTCACCATTTACATTAACCATAGCCCACCACTCGCGTACATTGAAGCACGGGCAGGCTTTGGCGACTTTAGGGAAATCCCGGTGACCGAGAACCTCGGGCGGGACATAGGAGTCTCCAAATATATTCTGGAGGTCTTGCAGCAGCTTGGTCAACAGGTGCCTGAGGGAGACCAGTTGCGCTTCGGTATAGTTGAACTGAGGCCTGTTAGCGGCATCTACGCCCCCAATAAGGCAGATGCCTACTGTGGTGCTGTTATGCCCTTCCACATGTGCCCCAACCTCTTCAAGCTTCCTTCCTGTTTCTACAGTGCCATCCCTACGGATTACATAGTGATAGCCAATAGTTCTGAAGCCGCGCTTTTTGTGCATTAGGGTTATTTCTCGTGCCCCGATGTCACTTTTTGCCTGCGTGGCGGAACAGTGGACTACTAAATGCGTTATCTGTCTCATATCTTGTACCTTGGTTCTTCTTGTATCCATGCTTGCGGTACGAATCTTTCGGCAAACAGGAATCCATGCTCAATGCACCAACCGGCATACGTCTTTTTGCTGCCTTTACGTATCGGCTGGGATGCTTTAGTAAACACAAAACGGATATCAATATGCGGCATTTGCGCCTTGATAAGTAAGTGTTTTTTGCGGTCTTCGAGGGTAAAGTACCCTTTGGTTTCAATCAGGATACCATTAGGCAACCTGAAGTCCGGCGTATACTTACGGTGGACAGCAGGCTGCACAAAGGATATTTTGGCTTCAGGCGGCTCATAGTCTACATTTATACCCTGAGCGGCCAAGGCAAACGCAACGGTCTCCTCCAGACCGCTGCGATACCCCTTACGTAAAGCCCTGTGGTGCTTGGCGACCTCAGAAGTTGAAGCTGAGGGCGTTGGTGGCTTCTTCGTCGTCTTCATCGTCTTTGGATGCTTCCTGTGGCGCTGATGCAGTACGGCCAGTGGGTACCGGCGCGGTATCGTCAGCGTCCTTGCTGAATACGGAGACATCCAAACCATCCTCAACAACAGAGAATCCAAAGGTCTCAAAGGTAGGCGCTTCGGTGGCCAAGGAGAGTACCTGAACGGCCTTGATGCGCAGGGTGATACCGGCCCCTACAAGGGCAGTGTGATACGGTACCACGTCGTATGCCAGGGCAATCTTGCTGCCTCCTGTAACGAGTACAGAAGAGGGAACAGGCATTCCCTTGCCGTCAACGATAGGCAGCTTGCGGTTGATACGTGCGCCATCACGCCCCGTAAAAGACGCCTTGCTTTTGAAGCGGATATCAAAGTAGCCCTGAATCTCAGCCTCAGAGTAGACCGGAGGGGCCTTCTTGGGTGCTTTACGGGAACCCTGCTGGGCAAGCTGAACGGATTTTTCAGCGCACTCATCGAGTACCTGCAGTAGCTCTATGCAATCCTCTTCTTTGATACGCAGGGTGGTCTTGTAGACCCCAGCCTCATCGAACTTGGTATCAGGGATACTGAGGTGCGGGAAGACTGCAATGCCTACCTTGGTCACGCCAGAGGCCAGAATAGGTGCTTTTTGGAACGCTTGGTTGTTAGTGTTGTTGTTGCTATTGGTGTTCATAGTGTAGTTACCTTTTTGTGTTGATTGTTGGTTTTGGATTGTGAAAGGGTGATAGGACATTACTTTGCGGTGAGGGTGTTCACCAAGCGGGTGAACACGCGCCTGAACTCTTCTTCTGAGGATGTCTCAGCGTAGAGCTTCACGAAAGAGGCCAAGGAGTCATTGAGCAACCCATTGGTCGCCTCAAGCGTATCTGCCTGCCTTTTAACAGCGCGCCAGTCGTCAGCCTCTTCTTCCTCAAAGAGGCTGTTAAGGTCTGTTACGAACGCACTAGGGCTTTCGTCCTCATACGTGTCATGAAGGTCTTCAATGCTGGTAATGTCATTGTAGTAGTGGATGTGTGATTTTTCGTTCATTGTGTTACCTATCGTCAGAGTGTGAAGGGATAAAAGAAAAGTCCGCGATTTTTGAACCGGGGACGGTGGCGATGCCTAGAACACGCGCAATGAGTTCTTCGATTTTCTCAGCGGCATGCCTGTCAGCATATTCTCGGGTAGTCTTGGCTACCCTTTTGCGTACTTTGGCGGCATGAATGCTGTCTTCCTGTGCCGCTAAAAGTACCTCGGTGTCTGCCGAGGGCCTCCCGAAGTGGCGGTCAAGATATTTGACCCGCTCGGTGAACCCCGGGGACCTTGCCTCGACTTCAGCGCAGCGTTTCTTCCATGCCGCCGGGCAGGCGTCAGCGAAAGACGTGCCTGGCATCTCCTTGAGCAATTTGATTTTTTGCCTCAAAGTCAGGTTCGGGTCTTTGGTTATTTTTTTGATGTCGCGTTCCTTCGTCATCGTGTCTCGTATGCGGATGCCTTTAAGAGCCTCCGGCTTGCATGAACGTGCCATATGCGTGTACCTCTGTGGCTGCTGTAGGGAGGGCAAGGAAGAGGCTGACGCGCCTCCTCCTTGTATGATCACCCCGCTGTTTTACATCGTTGGCCCATTGTCATCCGCGTCCTCATCCTCCTCAGGATAGCTTGAGGCAGGCTCAAGGGCCTCGCTATTCCCGTCATTGCGCGCCATGTATCCCTCAAAGCCCTTCGGGTGCAAGGTGGTGCCTGAGAGGGCAATATAGACGGCTGCGCGCCATCCCCCAATGCTTGCTGTGAGGTCGTCTGGGTAGCAATCCAAGCGCATCATGTCGAATAAGTAGTTCAGATTGACCACGTTATAGTGGCTCCAAGTCTGCAGGGCGTACTGTAGCTCTTTGTCGTCCCGAATGTACTCGTGTATCCAAAAGAGCACACAAATACTCTTACCCATCCGCCAATCCATAGAGGAGCTTTCGCGGAACCTCTTCAGGGGCACTCTTTTGTTCTCATGCGGCTCTAGTTCCCCTAGGCGCAAACGGT